AAGCACAGATGAACGAGGGTTCTGTCTGTGTGTTTGGCTGGGACAATAAAACACAATCATCTGCATTTTCAAAAGAAGAGGTGGATGTTGACATAGACGTAATCGGGGCATCCACCGAAGAGGCAGAAACCTCAGAAGAAGAAACTAAACTAGAATTGAAAGATAACAATAAAGGAACAACAAAGGAGATACCCATGACCAGAGAAGAATTAGCAAAGGACAACCCAGAGCTTTTAGCTTCTATTGAAAAAAGTGTAACCGATAGTGTTACAGCAGCATTGGAAGCAAAACATTCGGGAGAAAAAACAGAGCTTGAGGGCCAGATTAAAACTGGTAACGAAAAAACCCTCAAACTTGAAAAGAGGGAGCTGCTCAGGACTGAAGACGAGAACAAAATGAAAGCAAAAGTAATCGTCTCCGACCATCTGAGCAAAAGCGACGTACCCCTGCACCTCTATGTAAAGGTTCACAACATTTTTAACGTGAACGACTTTACCGAAGAGGATGACGATGGATTTAAGATTCTCAATGAATCTAAATTCACCGAAGCCGTAGCAAAAGAAATCCCAGACTGGGAAGAAACCCCTGACGAAGACGGAGATGTTGCTGGTGCTGGCTTTAGTAAGAAAACACCAGAGACCAAAGCAAACCTGTCTGAAGAGGATGAAAAAGAAACCACAGACCTTGCCAACGAGATGCTTTCAATGGCAGGACAGACTAACGAATAAGAAAGGAGGAATATATTATGCCAAGAGATATTGCTAGTATTCAGTATGGAACACAAAGTGACTATAAACATCTTTACTTTTCAGACGCAAACGCTGCTCTGAAAGTACCCATTACCCTTCAGGCGGGATATGGTAAGCTTGAATCGGGTCAGGCAATCGCTAAAAACGTTTCGGCTCTTACGACCGGTAACAAAGACATGTATGTCCCGTATAACCTGACAGTGTTTGACGGAACAGAAACCTCACCTGGTCGTGCATATCTTGTTGCTGACTCTGGAAACGTTGCATATGTATATGTAACAATGGACGACAGCTACAAGTTCTCAGTTGGAGATGACCTGATTATAAACTCATCTGGTGAAACCGTAGAAAATCTGGGTGCAATTACCGCCATTGACAGAACGACTGAACAGCATCGTGCAAAAATCACAGCAACAGCTTCAGTGGCTAACGACATGACCACAGCAGCATCCGCATATGTGTGTGTTGAAGCTGGTGCTGATGGTTCAAACAACTACTCAGATTGTGCTGGTATCCTTGAGAAATCAGTGGACACTGGAACGGGTAGTACGGCAGAGGGAGCGATTGCTACTATGGTAGTATCAAACGCAGTTTTATATCTTGGAATGTGTTCTGGAATTGATGCAGCGTCTGAAACAGACATCTCTGCAACAGAATACGGTAATTTCCTATTAATTAAGTAAAGAAAGGAGGTATTATTATGTCAAGAGGTTCAGCAAGTATTCCAGAATTAAGACTGGAAACATTACAGAAATTTATACAAAAGTATAATACTCCCGTTGAGGTTGTTATTTCACGACTCTTCCAGAGCTCCGTGTCACCTTCTTCCTCTATTAAATGGGAAAGCCAGGTTGGTGGTAGAGGGTTGACCCCCTTTGTAGCACCTGGTTCACCAGCACCGCAGACATCTCCGTTTGGTGTTGCACAGCACACCGCTGAGGCCGCTTATTGGAAAGAGAAAATGTACTTTGATGAGGAATTCCTCAATAACCTTCGTAAAGAAGGAACAGAGTCCGAGTATCTCAGTTCAAAAGCACGTCTCTCCAGAGAGCTGTCCGGTCTGGTTAACAGAAGTATCCGCAGAAAAGAGTGGATGTTCACAAAAATGTTGTTCAGTGGTTCTTTTTCTTACCATGCATCTGATGGTATTCAGATATCACTTGACTACAGCCTTCCCGATGCAAACCAGGTAACACTGGGCGCAGACTACAAGTGGAGCACTGGCTCTAAAAAAGATATCCCCCAGGACATTATCGACGGCAAGAGAATAATTGCAGAAGCGTGTGGTGGAAAAGTTGATATTGGTATTTGTAACTCTGTTGTTTTCGGTTACATGGCTAAAGACCCCGGTATTCGCTCCCTGCTTGCAAGCTCTTCTTTCGGTAAAGGAAACCTTTTTGAAGGTAACACCAACAGTATCGTAGGTGCAAACCCACAGATTATTGCTGGTCTGCTTGGAATTAAAAACCTTATCATTTATGATGAGATGTTTGAGGTTCGTGGTTATCTGACTACCGCTGTTACGGCAAGCACAACCGTAGACATCTACGTTGACAATGTGGCTGATTTTGAGGTTGGCGGGACTCTTCGTTTTCACGATATCTCTGCTGGGACATATGAAGATGAAACCATCTCCGCACTTGTCCCTACTGGTGGATACATAACAGTATCTACTGCTCCTGCAACGTCTTATAAGGCTGGAGAAGACTTCGTTTCTATGATAAAGAGATTTATCCCCGATGACCAGTTCAGTATGTTTGCTTCAAGGGTAGACGGTCAGGCTATTGCTGAGTACAAACAGGCTCCTTTTGGAAATGGCAGAAACTACGGATTGACCACAGACAAACATGATGAGTGGGACCCTGAAGGAACGTGGATTAGAGCCCAGGATAAGGGTCTTCCGATTCTTTATAACAGGGATGCTATCTATTCCTTAACCGTAGAATAGAAGGGGGCAACCATGAGCGTAAATAATAAACATGTAAATCCCCCGTGGGCTGGTTTTTCACAACAGGCTACTGAATTTGCTTTACAGCCCCTTGAAGGTGTAATAAATGGAGAAGTCACAGCTTCGGTAACTAACAGGATGTTGGGTATCGCAAGATGTGGTGGACGGATTGAAGACATTGTAATTGGTCTAGCTGCGGGTGGTGTAGACAACGCAAACGCCATCTCTCTTGAGGTTGACATAAAAATTGACGGCACATCCTGTTGCACGACAAAGCCCAAGATTAGTTATGTTTCCGGTGAGTTAGATAAAGCCATTACAACAAATGAGTCCGGTGAAGGCATCATAGAAACCATTATTGACCACGATAATAAAGAGTTCACAGATGGTTCTGTATTCACCTATGATGCAACAGTTGTCAGAACAACTCCAGATACTGAGATGAGTGGTCTTGGTATCATGGTAAAATTAGAGCCTCTCATTTAAGGAGAATCGACATGCCAGAAGCAAAAGTCGAAGCAGTAAAGGTATTAGTGGCAACCCTGAAGTTTGGGAATAGAGTTTTTAGCCGTGGGAAAATAATCACGGGGAATGAACTCACGAGAGAAGTTCTTAACGATTTAAAGGAAGGCAAGGGCACACTGGAGGCGGTCTCCGTTACTCCAGTTGTGTCTGAACCAGTAATTGAAGAAGAAGTAACTATTGTCACGGAAGAACCCGAAGTTTTAGTTGACATAACAGAAGAAACCGTTTCTGGCGACGCTCTTTCCTCCAAAGAAGATGAGGTTGCGGCACCGGACGAGATAGATGATTCGGTAGCACAGCCTAAAGACGAAGATGAGACCGAACCAGAAACCATTAAAGCTGTTGTCAAACCAAAAACAAGGGCTAGAAAAATAAAGAGACGTGGCAAATAGGAGAACCTTGGGGATTACCCCTCAACGAGAGCCAAGGAGGAGATTGTGAGCCTAACAAGAGATTCTCTTATAGTTCTAATAAAACAGGAAGTCAAGGGTCTGTCCAGCTATCTGGTTGACGACGATTATAGCAATGCTGTAGACGACGCACTAAGAGAGACTGGGTGGACTTTACCTGTTGGAACGAGCTTTAGAGAGTATTGGATTAAAGACAGGTCAAAGAGACATATATTCTTTTATCTCCTCAGCGAGTCAGCACACAAGTTTAAGGTCAAGCAGATAAACCTTCAGCACAGGTTTGAGCATTATAAATATGCTGTTCAGGTTATGGACGACAACTACGATAAGATTCAGGATGAACGTCCTGAAGAATTCTCTACTTCAAATGTTGTCAATATGTTTGGTCATAAGGTTGACGCTGGATTTTCATATCAGTCCGAAACGGGTATAGAGACGACATATGACGACGACCAGATTGTCATCATAAGTCCTAACGAATAGGGTTTATAATACATGAGCATTGGAATCGACATGAAGGAGGTTCTTGCTGAAATAGGCATCTCTGTTTTGAACAGGAGAACCTTGGACAGCGGGGAATTTATTGACTACGAGCCCAACGCACAGGTAACAAAACCATTCATCAGAGAGTTCTTTCTTGAAGGTGCTCTATCCTACGACACGGAGCAGATTGTCGGTGATATCATAAACTTCACCGTTCTTGACCGTGATTACATCTTAATGAGCTTAACCCCAGAATCTCTTGAGAACGAGCCATACCTGTACGGTGGTGTATATTACAGGTGTAACGTATCTGGAGAAATTCAGAGACCTTCTGGAGAGGCAGATTGGGATGAGGACTATCGTAAAACCACATTATTTGAACCAGTAGAAACAAACGTTTACGCATTACAGACAGAACCGTTGTTCGGAACAGACCTTGATACACAGAGCCAAATCGGAGATATCGTTATTGAAAGCGATGAGCTTTATATCCCCAGCTCTTATGGTATAAAGGTTAAGGACAGATACCAGTCGTCCTCTGGTGAATATTACATTGTTGATACCGTACTTAAAAGAAGGTTTAGCGGTGTTGATGTATGTAAGGTAAGTGAGGACACAAGATAGCTGATTCGGAATTCCGAATCACAACAATCATTTTTTGGGAAGGACATTAAATGAAAAAGAAAGTATTATTTGTAAGCGAAAGCCCATTATCCACGTCTGGTAACGGCGGTATGATGAAGGGAGTTTTGTCTCAACTTGACAGAAGCAAATTTGAGGCAACACTGTTCTCTGTAGAGTTCTCTGGGTGCTATAATCCAGACATGGCCCTAACACCCCTTGACATTCCAATTGTCTCAGCAAAAGACGGTGACGACTTCTTCGGTAAACAAAAACTATTAGACCTGGTTGCAAGACAAGAGTTTGACGTTGTGCTTATTGTTGGGTTTGATATATGGCAGTATTTACAGGTTTTTAATGGACTTAAAGACCTGCAAAACGGTGGTAAACAGTTCAGGCTTGGAGCTATATTCCCGTGGGATATACAAAAACGCAGGGACGATTGGGTTGGCTGGGTTAAAATGCTTGACTTCCCATACGTATATTCTCAGTTTGGATATGACACCCTGAAACCAGTTGTTGATAACATTAAATATTACAGACCGCTTATTCATAACGCAGGTCTTTTAGTACCAAGGACTCCCGAAGACAGGGAGAGCGACAGAAGAATACTTTACCCTGGATTAAAAAGGAACGAGGTTGTCTTTGGTTTTGTTGGAAAGAATCAGATAAGAAAAGATATACAGAGACTCATAAAAGGGTTCTCTATTGCAATAAAAAAGAATGACAACATATCTTTATACCTTCATACAGAACAGTCAATTGCGGGCAAATTTAATATAATACAATACGCAATTGACTGTGAAATACCAAACAACTATATACGGCTTAAGAAGTCCGGCAAGACCGTAACCCCAGAAACAATGGTAAGAATTTTTGGTTCATTTGATTGTCTTATAAACTGTTCACTTCAGGAGGGTCTGTCATGGACTCCGCTTGAGGCAATGTTCTGTGGTACGCCTGTTATTGCAAGCGACACAACAGCACAGACAGAAATAGTCAAGGATGCAGGGGTGCTGGTAAAGAACACAATACCGACATATCTTCCCCTCTATGGACAATACGGTGCCACGATGATGGATGCCATGGCTTGTTCACCAGAGGATATATCAGAAGCAATTCTAAGGGTTGCTGGAGACTCTGACCTTAGAGAAAAAATGCGTGAAGACGGATTAAAGAAGTCTGCTGCGTGGCTTGATGGTGTTTCTAATATAAACACAAC